AATTAACTGGCCCATAAAATTTATTTATCCCCGAATAATTAGTATTCGCACGATTATTTGTTTGCGCTTTTGAAAATAAAAAGCACATTGTTAATAAAAGCAATAGCGTAAATGATTTCATCTTTGGCAAATATAAACATATTTTTTTGAGAGGGATATACATTAAAAAAGCCCCACCTTTTCCCAAAGTGAGGCTTTGATAGTAACATGTTTCTTTAATTGCTACTTACATTCGCATCAGTACTTTCGGTGCTTTCGGTGCTTGTGCTTGCGCTTGCGCTTGAAGTGCTTGCGCTTTCTGCCAAAAAAGATGGTAAAGCCGTTGTTAATGCAGCTACAATAGCTTGTGCGTTTGCATCTGTTGAAGGAATTACAACTGTTTCAATAGTTGGATTTTCGTTTACTTGCACTTTGGTCGTTTCGTCAATCAATACTGTGTTGTATTGAATTGTTACATTTCCAGTGCTATCAACGGAAACGCTTTGAATTTCTAAGTCAACTTCTGCTACATTAGTAGTCTTGATGTTTAGTCCCATTTTGATTTATTTAATTGGTTAATAAAAAAAATTATTCAGCATTTAATGTTTCAAGTTCAGCCATTAATTCAATGTATGCAAAAATGCTTTCTTGTTTTAAATTACTAAAGTCCTGAATTGGATAATTAGGATGAGTTTTATAATGAATTAAAGTAGCTGCTGTTTTTAGCCCGTATTTGTTTTTTAACTTATGGCCTGTTTCGCCAGCCATTTTTACAAGATATTCGGCAGTAGATAAATTTGACCCGTTTTTAATTTCTTCAAGTAATTTGGCGTATGGTGTTTTTAATGAAGGTATAAATTTCCATTCATCATCATCTTCATAACCTGCATCTATCGTTGCTGATAAGCTATATCCTAAAGTTTTAGCTTCTGATAAACTATAACCTGCTATTCGCGCTTCAAAAAGACTGTAGCCAGCGTTTATTGCATCAAACAAGCTATACCCTGCGGTGTGCGCTTCTGACAATTCATATCCCGCTAACTTAGCGTCTAAAAGATTATACCCTGCTTTTTTTGCATCTGATAAACTATAACCCGCTATTCTTGCAGCCGATAAATTATACCCTATCGCTCTTGCTTCCTCTAACGTATAACCTGCTGCCCTAGAATCAAATAAATTATACCCAGCGTTCCTTGCTTCGGCTAATGTATAACCTGCTGCTCTAGCATCTGATAATGAATAGCCTTTAAGTTTTGCTTCTGAAAGAGTATATCCAGCAATTCTAGCTTCCGATAATTCATAACCTGCCGAAACTGCTGCGGATAAACTATATCCTACTGCTATTGCTTCTTGCAAACTATAACCTGCTGCTTTTGTAGCTGACAATCCATACCCTGCTAATTTAGCGTCAAGCAAGCTATACCCTGCTAATTTAGCATCAAACAAACTATATCCCACCGCTATTGCTTCTTGCAAACTATAACCTGCCGATATAGCATCAGACAATTCATAACCCGCTACCTTTGCATTTGTTAGTGTATAACCTGCTGCCCTTGCATTTGTTAGCGTATAACCTGCTGCCTTTGCGTCTAACAAGCTATAACCAACTATTCTTGCATCTGAAAGGCTGTAACCTGCCTCTTTTGCATTTAAAAGGCTGTAGTTAGCTGCCTTTACTTCTGAAATAGAATAGCCAGCAATTCTCGCCTCAAGCAAACTGTAACCCGCTGCCATTGCCTCTGTAAGACTATATCCTATTGCCCTTGCTTTTGAAAGATTAGAACCTGTTGCTATTACTTCTAAGATACTATAACCTGCTGATTTAGCGTCCGACAAACTATATCCAACGGTCATTGCTTCAAAAAGCGTATAACCTGCTGCTTTAAGGTCTGAAAGTCCATAGCCAGATATTTTTGCAGAAGAAAGGTCGTAACCCGATGCTATAGATTCTGAAAGACTATACCCCATTGCTCTTGCCTCTAAAAGACTAATACCTGCCGATTTCGCTACTGACAAGCTATGCCCTAATGCTATTGAAGATTTTGTATGTTGCATGGCTGTAAAGGCAATTAATTTACGCTTATCATCAATGCCAATACTTTTAATTGCTTCGGCAATAGGTATTTTTTTTATTGATTTATTCTTTTTCAAGGAAATATTACTTTTTTACAGCGTGTTGAATCATTACAGGCACTAACTCCATGAAACTTTTTTGCTCTGAATCGGCTAAGTCATCAGTTTCAAGCATAACAAAGTTTTGTAGGCTTTCATTATTGGTAGTTAAGCCTTGCTTAATTGCTCTATGGCAAATATCACATAATAAGTGATATTTTATTCTTGCATATTTTAAAGGGCTACGCAATTTAAACCTTGCCAATCTTTCCTCATCTGACGGCAAAGACTTTGTTAATAGCAAAAATAAATCGCCAAAAGCGTTTCCTATGCCATCCATATCAATTTTTGCTGCTAAAATAAACATTTTTAAAGCGTTTGTTTCTTTATTTGCCACAATTTATCGCACACAGGAAACATATAAGAGTTTACCTCGCGTCTAACCGCATCATTTTTGATTGTATTGCTTGCATCATTGTTGTGAATCACCCAATCTCCACCGAAATCTACGATTCGATAACCTGCTTTTTCAATCCTTAAATAGTAATCATTATCAAGGAAATAGAAAGGAAACCTTAACCAATCCCATTCGCCAACTTCTTTTAATGCAGCGCAATTAAAAGCGCAAAACACATCGTATCTAGTGAATATAACGCCCCATTTTTCCCCCTGCTCTGTTAAGCTAAATGCTTTTGAAGGTAATGCAAATACTTTGTCGTATTGCACTTCACCGTCCCCATGAATCCATGTAAAGTAGTCAAGGCCATTAGCTAAAGCGTGTTTTCTGATAAAATTCATTGCTTGTGCTGTAGTCAATGGAACGCATGGCGTTAAGACTTCAATAGATTCCATTAAGTTGCCTAAAAAATCTTTTGGCGCAATAGTAGAATCATCATTTCGGTTGTCAATTAAATAATACTTACCGATAGAACTTAGTTCTATTGTGCTTGCAATGGCTTTTTGCAATAATTCAGGTGCATTAGTATAGATAATGTAGTGTGCTGATTTTGTTTTCATGGCGATAAAAATATTCTGACTGATAAATTAATTTTTAAACTTTGAAGAAATCCCGATGCGATTTCGTGATAGGATAACTTTTTTTTCTTCTTATTTTTTCTATTAACCATGTTTCTATTGGGAAATATATAATGCTTACTATCTTGGTTAAAAATAAAGAACCTAAGATAATAAGAAAAAAAAGATTTTTCTCTATGTCAAAACTATTCATGTTAAACAGATTTTGTGTATTTAGAAAATAATTCATCAACTTTTTTGTCAAAAAACAAAGCTAAATTTGCAAACTCTACAATCGTAAACTGATTAGGTTTTCTTTCGTCTATTTTCCTCATAAGGGAATGAACTTTTGAGCCTAGTTTACCATTAGACTGAATGACAAATGCAGCCAACTCCTTATATCCTAATTCGGTATCATGCTTTTCATCATACTCGCGCTTTAATTTTGCGTAATTGATGTAGACATTTTTGATTGACTTTTTAATTTCAGGCATAAGACTTATTTTGTTTCCGTTGCTTCAATGTTAGCCGTCTTTTTTGAGCGTTTAATCCTTCTGTATTCGTTTAGCGCAATTCCTATTGCCAATATTTCGTCTACTCCGAAATCAACAGTAAATTGTCCTATACTTGACTTTCCTTTTTCTACAAAATCAAACTGAACAGGGTTAAATTCGGCAAACGTAATACCTTCGGGCAATACCCTTGTTACTTGAACGTGATAACCTTTTTCAGACTGAAATACGCAAACCTTATTCTTGTTTGATAAATACAATTCAATACCATCTTTGTATTCTATTTTTCTACGAACAAAAGAGGGTAATTCAGATGAGCCAAAAACTGCTGCGTCAGGGTCAATCTTTTCCTTTATAGATTGATTCAAAGGCCGTCCATCGTCATTGTCTGGGGCTACATATTTGTAGTTTCCTTCTTCTTTTATATTAGTAACAGGCTTGTCAATCCTTTGATTTTGAACTACTTGTTTTGTTTCAGCTACAATAGGACTTTCGTGCTGATTGAAGTCGCTGCGGTTTCTATGTTTGTTCTTTTTTCCCATATTCAATTAGAAATTTTAGAAGCAACTGAACGCTTATTTAATATTTTTCTATTAGCTAAAATCAATTTAAGATAATTACTTATATTCAATCCCAATGCCAATGCTTCAAATTCAATTTTACCTTTCAATTCCGAAGAAACCCTTGTTGATATTACCGTTTCGGATTTTGCTTCGATTATTTTGTCTAGTTTAGCTATTTCGGCTTGTAGTTTTTCTTTTTTTTCTTTCGCTTCCGTCTTGTTCATAGTGAATATTTTATTTTGCAAATCAAGTCAATAAAAGTGAAAATTCAAAGAATTTAATTCCCTTTAAAATTTTTATTTTTGCTTTTTATTCATTTAATCTTATTTTTGCAAAAATACTTTTACTATGACAGTTATTGAAGAAAGAAAAGAACAACAAAAGCAAATACTCGTTGAAATAAGAGATGCGTACGTTCAATGTACGAGGATGCAAATAAAAACCTTGCACGATGAATTTAAGGATTTACTTACCAAAATTCAACTCAATCAGATAATAAGAGGCGTGTATGTTTCAGAAAATAATATGAAATATGCAAGGCTATTACTATCTAAAATGCAAAGTTTTTCAAATCAAAACGCAGAGAAGTTAAATAATCTGTCAAATCATGTTGCACAAGAAGATAAGTAAGTGGTTAAAGTATTTTTTTGAATCAGTTGTTGTAAGTTTGGCTATTGCCGGCATAGTAAAGTTTTATCTTTATTCGGAATCTATAATTAAATCAAAGCCAATTATTTATGCCATAAAAGACGATAAGGTTGAAATGATTGAAATAGGCAGATATAAGGTTGATGAAGATACCGTTGTTTTGTATGAAGCAAAATATAGAGGGCAACTCTACTTAAATTTAATTAAAAAATGAGGCTACTTATTCTACTTATCCTTGTTGCGCTTAAATCGTTAGTTACGATATGCTTTTTTATTATTCAGATTTGCCATTCGATTGTTGACTTTTGTATAAGGAAAATAAATTCTACTTTAAACTTTTTAGAAAACTTAGAAGATAAAATTTAAACTATGATTTGGATTACAAAAATTTTAATCAATACCAATACAGAGCCTATGCAAATTCAAATCATGCACAATGAAACGTGTGAGAGAAACGAAGGAACGCTAGGTGAAAGCATGGATGCTTTGGGTAAAAAGTTTGCAAAAGACATAGAAGCAATGGCAATGGCTACTGTTACTATTGTAAGACAGGGACACGATGCTGGTCAACTGAATAAGTTTCAGACAATGGATAAATTGGTAGATTTTCTTAAAAATTCTTCAAGCGATATTCGCCTTGCTAAAGAAATTCCTTCAAATATAGCAGATGGAGATAGGGGTATTATGCGCGAAATTGATAAGTTGGATAAAGATTGGCAGTATTAATAAAAAAACACCATAAGGCTTAGATGCTCGCTTGCCGATTCGTTGATGCTTGTGCTTGAAAACGGGAAAACAACACAGTCCACCATAGCCTTAATGCCCGTTTGACATGGTGCTTTTTTTATTTTATGCCTAACAATTTTCTAAATACTGAAAATTTACTGATAAATCCTTTCATGCTAAACTGAAAAGTATTTTCAAATGAAACAATAGCCTCTTTATAGCTATTTTGCGTTTCATCATTCGCGTCTTTTGTAAATTGCCAATACCAAAATAGTTCATCAGGCGTTTTAAATCCAAAGAAGTTTAAAACCTGCTTTTGAGTAGCGCAAACCTGATTGCCATTCCAGTTTTGTCCTAAACAAATAAACCCTGCCTCTTTCCCTTCAATTATACTTCCTTCTTGCAAGGTAGTTTTACGGTTTTCTATCCAGTCCAAACGCTCAATAAGTCTTTGATAGAATGAATTAGTTTGCCCCCACCTGACGCTTGAAAAGAAAATTATTGTATCTGCCTCAAATATTGCATTTGCTACTTTATATAATTCGTCATCAGCATTATTATAAGAAGCCCAACACCTGATATTCCCTGTAGGATTTTTTGTTTTGTCAAGCAATGCAGACGCTTTTACTCCGCAGTTGTTTCCTTTTATTGCACTTACATTTCCCTCGCATGGGTATATGTTAAGTTGTGGTATATCTAGCACTTTAACATTAGGATAAAGAGCGTTGGCAATATGATAAGCAAGTGCAGTTGATTTAGGCTGGTCATTATCCTTTACATATCTGTTTGACGTAGTGATTAGCAAAATATTTTTTTTGCCGTATAGATAATCAATAGTCCTTTTAATCACTGGGTTGCTGTCGTAAAACATACTTAATTTGTTAAAATTACTTAAAAATGCTGTTAAATTTATTTTTATTGTTGTAATTAGCTTATCATTGCAACATGATTGAATGTGCTAATTTACAGGAATTTTATCGAATATATGCTCGTATAGCAAAAATATATCCTGACCTACATTGGGTAGGCATAGAGAATGATGTTTTCTATGTTATTTGGGATAAGAAAATATGGGAGCGCATAAAAAGTAAATTGAAATGACTTCTTCGACTTCTGCTATTCGTATAGTTTGCTTTGATTTTGTAACAGGAGAGAAAGTTGGTGAGTACGAATCAATTTCCCAAGCAAGTAGAAAACTTTATATAAAAAATCATAAGACAATTTGGGCTTATTTATATGGAGGAAACAAACACACAACATTTTCTAAAAAAAGACGAGGCGTTAAGGATAAATTCGGCAGAGCATATCATTTTGAAATATTAAAATAAATGCAAATAAATAATACGAAATACTACTATTGCACAGAATGTAAGGAGCAGCATTTTGAAGGAACTAAAGTGTATAATTATCATCTACTTTTTAAATCCGAACAAGAGCCTAAGATAAGCGAAGAACCATTAACCGACATTAACATTCGTGGTATTCATATAACGAACAACGACATTTCTTTAATTAAACTTTAAAATAAAAAATATGCAAGTTTCAAAAGTCAAAGGCATCGCCATTATGTGTCATCAGGCAAACAAGGAATGGTGTCTATTAAACGGAGATGATACGCAAAAAGATTGGATTGAAGCCGAAGAATGGCAGCGCGAATCGGCTATTAAGGGAGTTGAATTTAGACTTGCTAATCCTCATGCGCTTTGCGATGCTCAACACAACGCTTGGATGAAAGATAAAATTAATTTTGGTTGGGTATATGGCGAAATTAAAGATGCCGAAAGGAAAACGCACCCATGTATATTGCCATTTGAACAACTACCTGAATTTCAGCAAAAGAAAGACAAATTATTTCAGGCTATTGTAGATGCTTTGAAATAAAAATAATTTTCCCATTATTTGCACGAATCAAAATATTTGTTTTAAGTTTGCAACATGAAGTTTGACAAAGAGAGATTTTCAAAGGATATTAAAGTTAGGCGCACGATTGATAACGACTTTACGTTAAGAGAGGCTGCTAAAATCAGTGGCGTTCAATATACTACATTAAGCAGGTTTGAAAATGGCAAAATGCCAGACCTTTTAAACTACGTCCGAATCTGTAAGTGGCTAGGCTGTAAAATGGAAAAATATTTTAAACAATGAACATTGCAGATAATATGTCTGGCATTTATAAAATGCTAAATTTAGTAAATGGTAAATTCTATATTGGAATGAGCAATAATCTAAAGAGAAGATATATCGACCATTGCACACCGAGAAGCAGAAAAAAAACAACAACACTTGCAAAGGCTATTAAAAAATATGGAATCGGTAGTTTTTTCTTTGAAATTATTGAGGTTTATGTAGAGGAATCTGAATTATTTGAGAGGGAAAAATATTGGATAGAATTACTAAAGCCTGAATACAACATGAATGAAGGTGGCAAGGGAAATAAAGGACACAAACTAACCCCTGAAATGAAAAAACACCTTTCTGAAATTGCAAAAAAACAATGGGAGAATAAAAGCGAAGAACAAAAACAGGCTATTATAAAAAATAATTTAAAGGGACCAGCCATTGGACATGAAGTGTCTAAAGAAACGCGCGAAAAACTAAGATTAAATAACTTAGGTAAAAAACAATCAACAGAAACAATAAAAAAAAGAGTGATTAAAATTAGGCAACTAATGTCTAATAATACAAGAGGAAACAAGCCAATTATTTGTTATTATAAAGGACTTGCCATAGCCAAATTTCCTAGTGCAAAAGAAGCGGCTTTATTATTTAAAATACACCCTTCTTGTATTACTGGAGTGCTAAAAGGTAGAAGAAAAAATGCCGCAGGGTTCACTTGGAATTATTTTAAACCAAATACAAAATAAAAAAATGGAAAACTTAGAAACAGATTTAGAAACAACAGAAGTTGTATCGGCAGATATTGTTTATTCTCAAGATAAGGCACAAATAGATGTGCAGATTTCAACAGCACATGCCTATCCTCGCAACATTATGAGAGCAAAGAATAATGCTATTGCACTTGTAACGATGGACATTGAAACAGCTAAAACTTGCACCTATTCAGTGCCTCGCGGTGGTAAGGCAATTACTGGAGCATCAGTACACCTTGCAAAGATTTTAGCGCAAGTGTGGGGTAATATGCGCGTAGAGGCTAAAGTTGTTTCTATTGATGCAAAACAAATAACAAGTGAAGCAGTATGTTTTGACCTTGAAAATAACCTTGCTATTAAATGTCAGGTTAAGCGTTCAATCATGGGTAAGTCTGGTAGATTTAATGACGACATGATTGTAGTGACTGGAAATGCTGCTAACTCAATAGCCCTCCGTAATGCGGTTTTATCAGTTGTTCCTCGCGGTATAGTTGATGCAGTTTATAATGCAGCTAAAAGTAAAATTACTGGCGACATTAGCGATGAAACAAAATTAATTGCACGTAGAAAACAAGTTGTTGACCAATTAAAAAATACTTATTCACTTACAGAGAAAGAGGTTCTTTCTTCTATTGGCAAGGCTGCTATTGAGCATATTACAGCCGATGACTTGGTGGTATTGATTGGAATTGGAACGGCAATAAAAGATGGCGATACTACGGTTGAGCAAGCATTTAAAGGGGCTAGAACATCAGATACTAAACCTACTGCCGAGCAAAAGGAAAAAGAGCGTATTGAGTTATTGATACAAGATGCAAAGACAATGCCTGAATTAGCAAAACTTGAAAAGTCAGTTCCTACTGAAATGAAAGATTTGTTTAATCAAAAGGTAGAAGAAATTACTAAGGGAGGTGCTAAGAAATAACCAGTCAGCAAAGTAGATTCCGAAAGGATGAAGCCAAAGGGTTGAAGTCAGTAAAAGGGGAAACGTCAAGTCTGATTTAAGACCCGCTTGACCTGTAAAAAGCAATAACCAATAAACCATGAAAGCATTTTTCTTCGACCTTGAAACCACAGGACTTAAATTTTGGAAAAACGGTATTCACCAAATGTCTGGCTGTATTGAAGTTGACGGCACAGTAAAAGAAACTTTTAATTACAAAGTTGCCCCTAACCCTGCTGCTGAAATTGAAGATGAGGCGTTAAAGGTTGGCAATGTTACGCGAGAGCAAATACTTGCATATCCACCGATGAAAGATATTCATGGCAAGCTAACCGATATGCTTAGTAAGCATTGCGACAAATTTGATAAGACCGACAAACTGTTTTTGATTGGCTATAACAACGCCTCTTTCGATAATGATTTTCTACGCGCGTTCTTTAAACAATGCAATGATAACTATTTCGGTAGTTGGTTTTGGAGTAGTAGCATTGACGTAATGGTACTAGCAAGTGAAGCATTAAAGAACAAGCGACACACTATGATTGACTTTAAGCTAAAAACCGTTGCAAGGGAGTTAGGAATTGCAGTTGATGAAGGTAAGTTGCATGACGCGGCTTACGATATTGAATTGACAAGGCAAATTTATCATACATTAACTGATAAAAAATGAACCAAAATAAAATCTCTCCAATAAAAGGCAGAAAGAAGTGCGGAGGCAGAATGATACCGTATTCACAATTTGACGATGGTATTTGTTTGCGAAAATGCGAATTATGTGGAGGTCAAAAATATACAGCCAATACTCATTGCGAAAACCTTACAATTAAAGTTAAATGATTAACAACGCAGACCAAATATTATTCCGAGCATCAGGTATAGGTCATATTATGCACTCTGAAAAAAGCAAAGTAGAATTTACTGATACTTGCAAAACGCATTTGATTGACATTTTCGTAAGTGCCAAATACGGACGTAGAAAGGAAATTAAAAGCAAGTATTTAGAAAAAGGAAATCAGCGTGAAGCCGATTCATTGACCCTGCTTAGTAGAATAGATAAAACATTCTACAAAAAAAATGAAAAGCATTTAAAAAATGCCTACATCATGGGAACGCCTGACTGCTTTATTGGTGAAACTATTGAAACAGCCGAAGAAATAATTGATACTAAAACTTCATGGAGCGCAAATACTTTTTTTTGTAGCCAAAAATCACTTGAAGATATGTATTACTGGCAAGGGCAAAGCTATATGAACTTAACAGGCGCGAAGAAACATACAGTTGCATACTGCTTAGTTAATGGAACAGCAAGTGCTATTGTAGACGAAAAGCGAAAGTTAGCATGGCACATGGGAGTTATTGATACTGAAAACGACCAAAACTATATTGACAAGTGCAAGCAGATAGAGATTAATCACATTTTCGATATGGAGGCTTTTATAAAAGAGAATCCAGGATTTGATTTTAGTGTAGATTTATCTGAATGGCATTGGGATATTCCAAAAGAAGAAAGGGTTTATAAGTTTTCGTTTTTACGCGATGATGCTAAGATATTGGCTATCTATGATAGGGTTAGAGCATGTCGCAAATGGTTAAATGACAATATGTTCAAAGTTAATAGTATATGACTAAGCGGCTTATAATAAAGTATTCAAACAATTATTGGGTAAAGGTAACGCTAAAGACCATTAAAGAAACGGAAGATGAAGGCGGTGGGTGGTATTCTTATACAGGTAAAACATTTAGAAGTTGCTACATAACCCGCATAAAATACCACAGGCAGATTCCAACAAGTCCTAAAACTATCGAAGATTTAAGTGCTGATGATTTGGAAATATACAATAAGGCAGTAGCGGAATACGAAAATTCAAATTATCACAAAGAGCGTTTAAAGTCTAACTGTAAAATTAAATTAACGAACTAAGCATGACCCAAGAAACGCTAAATAAAATATCCGCATCCTTTTACCGATTTAACTTCTTGCTTAAAATGCTTGACACAGAGGCAAAGTATATGTCGCAATTTTCTGTTCAATCAGGAATTAAGAATATACTGTATAGGGGCAAAAGGAATTATGACAACATGAGTTTAGATTTAATACCTCACCTACCAAACAGTGCTGAAAAGGTAAGCGATATAATGAAAACAAGCGAAGAAAAAATTGCAGCTATTCAGAATATCATTGAAAAATTATCAGTGCTAGATGAAGAAACAGTTTTAGAAATAGAAGAACAGTTTGAAAAGTTAGTAAAAGTTCAGTATTAAAATAAAAAACCAAAAATTAAAACCTATGGAAAACACAGCAGAACAAAAAGTAGAAACAGCAGAACAGAAAGTAGAATTAGTAACCACATTGCCAGTCAAAGCAAGAGAGTATGTATTAGCCATTAACCAACTAAAGGAGCAATACGGAAAACTTGAATTAAAAGACGTTACTGATAAAAAGCAGTATGAAGTAATCCGCGATGCAAGGATTGATGTTAAGAAAGTGCGTATTGGCATTGAAAAGTTTTGCAAAGCAGAACGCGATGCTGCAAATGCTTACATAAAAGCAAACACTACCAAAGAGAAGGAAATACTTTCACTGATTTCGCCACTTGAAAATTATCTTACCCAAGAAGAAAAAAAGTGGGAGGATGAACAAAAGCGTCTTGCTGATATTGAAAAGCGTAAAGCAGAAGAAAAGGCAATGGAGCGAACAAAACAAATCATTGCAGTAGGCTTTCAATACGATGGCTACCAATATAGACTTGAAAATATGAATGTTGGTAGAGTTGAAATTGAAGGATATACTGATGAGCAGTGGGAAAACTTAGTTAGCGGTGGGCAAATTATTCAAAATAGAATAAAAGCCGAAGCAGAAGAAAGGGAAAGAATTGCGCGTGAGGAAGCAGAGCGCATAGCAAAAGAGCGTGAAGAAATGGAGGCTGAACGTCAAAGATTAAAAGCTCTTGCTGATGAGCAAGAGGCAAGGGCGGCTGAATTGGCGCGTAAAGAGGCAGAGCAAGCCGAAAAGGAAAGGTTAGAAGCTAAAGCCATACAAGATGAGGCAGACCGTATTGAGCGCGAAAAAAGAGAGGCTATTGCGAAAGAACAACGTGAGGCAGAACTTGAAAAGGCGCGTAAAGAGGCAGCAGAACAAGCACGTAAAGATGAGGCCGATAGAATTGAACGTGAACGGTTGGCTAAAATCGAAGCAGACCGAATAGCGGCAGAAAAAGAGGCAGCGAAGTTAGCAAAAGCACCAGATAAAAAGAAACTTGAATTATACGCAATGAAGATTTTAACCTCACAAGAGGTAGTTGACCTGAAAAGCAAAGAGGCAAAAGAAATTTGCACTAAATTCAATAATAAAATTATCGAGGCTTTGAATTGGTTAAAGACTGAAACTGAAAAATTATAATCTATGAAAGAAGCAGAAAAAGAATATACCCCTTTCGGTGAACAGTGGGAAAAAGAAATAAGCCGCTTATCTAAATACAGGATAATCAAATTCTTACGCGATGCACTATTGAAAAATATTGTGCTTGAGAAAAGAATTTTAGCACTTGAAGATTCGGCTATAACAGGAATCTATAAAAAGTCGCTTGAAAATTAACATACGGCAAGCGTAAACTTTTATAGCTTTACAATCCCAACACATTTTTCAACCCCAAACGCGCAGAGTTATGGAGAGGAAGGACTACATGCCATTATTTACAGGCAGTTTCTTAGGAGGCACACATAAATTTACAGCAGCAGAGATAGGAGGATATATCTTACTGCTATTTGAACAATGGCACAATGATTATTTACCGACAGACCATGAAAAGCTAATGGAGATAGGGCGTGTAAATAGCAAACAACTTGTAACGATTCTTAAAAAATTCAAACTTGAACCATTAAAAGGATATTACAATGTGAAGTGCAAGAAAGTAAGGGATGAGTATATAGGCAAAGTGAATCAATCTTTATCAACTACTACAAACACTGAACTACCCGCTGCTTTCAACGCTAATATTCAGGCTCAAAATAAGCATAATGAATTTGCTAAACAGTTGCTCAACAATGATTTTGATATGCACCAAGTCAATTTATTGGTATTCCGAAAGGCAAATAGAATGTTAGTTGAAAATGACTTGCAAAGATTTAGTGAGAAACTTGATAAAATGCGGAAAATACATACTACCTATAAAGAGTGGTTTTCTCATTTGCAGAATTGGATAAATGCAAGTCCTAGTCAGAATCAAAAACAAGAGTTTTTAAATTCAGGCTCAAATAATACTAACGGTGGAAAGGTCTTGAAGTTATTAACTGATGCAGAAGAATTAAAAAAGAGATATGGAGCATAGCAGTCAATTAGCAACGGCAGCAACAGGAGTAAAGAATCCTATTGTAATCGCCTTAATACAAGGCAAAAAGGTTTCAGATATGGATAGAAACAAGTTGAATATAGAACTCGTTAATATCATTACGCGAAGTTATTTTATCAAAGGGTATAATTCAGTAGGTGCTAATGACTTAGACTTAATTGTTCAAGAAACAGCAGCTATAATTTTAGAAAAGTATAACTACCTTACGATAGAAGAAATTGCAATAGCATTTAGGAAAGGTGCTTATGGTAACTATGGAGAAGTAAGAGGTTTAAGCCCTTCTACATTTTATGAATGGTTAGGCACATATATCATGCAAGAAAGAAAAGAAGCTAAAAAGGCATTGCCTCAACCTGAAATAAAAGCCAAAGAAGAAACTAAAGAAGATAAGGAATTGTTTAACGCTACTCTGATTAAGCAGTTTAAGAAATTCAAAGAAACAGGTGTGCTTGAAATCATATCGGCAAAATATCTTTATAAGATTTATGAAGATAGCGGCAGAATAAATTTAAGCATTGAAGATAAAAATGCCATCTACGAAATAGCAAAAAAAGAAGTTTACGCGCAGTTAAAAAATGAACGGGTTAAGAAAGGTGGTTTTAAAATAAAAGAAATTAGTGATGTTCTTAAAAGAATTGATACTAATGAAACAAACAATACCGATAAAGCAAGAATTATAAGCCATGCAAAATTCTTAGCAATTAAAAGGTATTATGAAAGTATTGATGAATTGTTATTTTGATTTAGCGCAGTCAACCATCCAAACATATTCACCTTCTTCTGTGAAATTGTCTTTGAAAGTTTCATTCACTGCTTTAGCAACGCCTTCCCAATTATAATCATGCCCTGCTAGTATTCCATTTTTCACAATCTTAGGAAACCAAGCATATATATCAGCCTGAACAGCCTCATAGGTATGCTCACCGTCAATAAAAACATAATCAAGTGAGTTAGCATCGAATATATCAGCAGCCTCAACACTTTTAGCGCGTATAGGTGTAAATTTTCCGTATAGCTTTGCCATGTTACGCATAAACAATGTATGGATATTATTTTCCTTTGCAAAGGTGTGAGAAGTATTTATTTCGCTTTGGCTACCTAGCCAAGTGTCAACAATAAAAATGTTTGCTTTTTCAGAATGTTTTTCGGTAAGATAAAAACTAGACCTGCCCAACCAAGAACCAATTTCAACGATATTTAATTTTCGTCCTTGCCTTTCATAAAGTGTATCAATTACTTTATCAAAATGCTTCTCGTAGCCAAACCAACCTTGAATTTCTGAATAATGTTGAATCATTGTGCTTTTTTTTAACCTATAATTGAAACCAATAGCATAACCAAGAATAAAATAACAGCAAAAGCAAAAAACATCAACCAATTAGCTATGCTTATTAGTATTTTTAGTGCATTTCTCATGGGGCTAAAATAAGCAATAAATACTCACTTTTGTTGCAATAAAACACAATAAATACCCCTAAAAGTTGCCTTTTTACACAATAAATGCAAAAACTTTGTTAAATTTTTGATTATTGCTTTGCAGTTACCAATATCGCGCGTATATTTGAAGTAACAAAAGCGAAAAAGATATGAATACCTACACACCAGAACAAATATTAGCCTCTCTAGCAGAGGAAGTTTCAAAAGCAGAAGAAACTGCTAGACAAGCGAATTATGAGCTTGAATTTATCAATGCTTTATTCTGTCTTACAAAACTTGCACAAACTACAAAAGTAAGACCCATTGATTGTTTAATACCTCACTATGGAGAATCGCATTTTGCCTTTCATAAAGGTAAACTTGAATTATACGAAACAATTAAAGGTAGTGCAATGGCGAGAGTAAAAGATGCCATTTCAAATGTTCAATCAACTACGGACACAGAGGGAATCGCGCCAATTTGGGCAAAACAAGCTAAAAAATGGGCAAAAATAATTGACGAATACATGGACAAAAGTATTATATAAAACCATAAAAACCAAAACCATGAAAACAAAGAAACAACCAACCGAAGTAGAAACAATTAAGGCCGCGATGATTGACATTGAAAAGAAGATAGTCAAAATTAGAAAGGCCGTTGAATCTCGTATTGATTACGAAGAAACGAAGAGTGGAACTGTAAACGACACCACAATGGACAGGGCAGACTTTGTTGCAAGGATTGAAAATTTGCTAAAAAATTTTAGCCACCTTTATAAATACTAATCGAATCCCTTTAACCAACACGTACTAACCAAACGCAAGCCGAAGCGAATAGAGGCAAAAAAACCAAACCAACCATGAAAACAATCACCGAAATCAAAGCAGAAAAAGAGGCAAAGTTTAATGAAATTATTAAGAGTGTAGGTATGTTCTTTGCCTTCTCAAACCAACAATTTAACGAGAACAAAACACCTTTAAAAGAGGGTGAAAAGTATGTATCATTAGGTGCAGGTGCATACATGCCTAAAGGTAATGTTGATTTATGGGTAAATGAATCTAAGGCAATTAACAAGTGGTATAAAGAGGAAGTAAAAGCCAACAAAGCCCGTAAAGCCAACATAGTTTATGAGTTGAACAACCATGAGGCTTTTTATACAGGTGAATTAGAGGAAACATTAGAGGCACTAGGAGAAGATTATACACGCGAGGAAGTAAGAGAAGTGTATAATGCAGAACGCGAAAAACAACTTGCATAAACCAATTTTAAAACAAATAAAAACCAAAAGCCATGAAAGACCTAGTAAAAAAACTAACCGAAGTAACAAGCGAAATTGATTACCTTTTAAACAGTGAGGGCGTATGTATTTCACGCGAAGATGCCGACACTATTCTGAATGTGGCAGCACATTTGAAACTTACTATTGAGAGTGCTGAAAAGGTAATGCCATTGCAAATAACAGGCAATAGCAAAGAAATCAAAAAGGGAACTATTGTTAAATACCAAAAAGGATGGTGCAAGGTAACAGCAGTATTTAAAGATACTGTGAATTTAGGTGCAGTGTTTGGTAATTCACTATACCACAAAGGAATACCTAAATCAGAGGTAAAAGAAGATGAAGAAGCCTTCTATGAAAACTGGCGAAAATCAGAATCTTATCAGTGCATGTAAATTAAAAGGGGTGCAGCATCCTAACAACTGCTTTTTTACACTTATAATCAATTTTAAAAACTATGAATAACACACAGCACACAGTAGGGGAAACAAAGGTTTTTGTTGAACACTACGCAATAGTACACGACCTTGACAGTTTAAGTCAATTTGCCGGAACCGCGCTATTAAAAGAAGGCAAAAGTGATTACAAAAGATTAACCGAAAATGCAGCATTACGCGAGTGCGATGTGTTGCTATGCGGCAATACAGGTGAAGCCGAATACATGGGAGTTACAGGACGAACAGTGCTTGCTGAATTTGACGGCAATTACTTTGTTTTAAAGGAGGAAATAACACCTGCGACAGTGGATATTAACCAATTTTTTTCAATGGATTAATCTATATAAAACATGGAAACAAACAGCCCCAAAAAAGACCTTAACCTGTTTAATCAGCCCGAATTTAATGGCAGTGATTATGTTGCCGAATTTGATAAGGAGCGATTAACAGGTCAAATAAAACGAGTATTCAACTGTATGATTGACGGCAAGTTTAGGACTTTAGCCGAAATAGAATCAATTACAGGCGACCCTCAAGCAAGTATTTCGGCACAGTTAAGACACTTGCGTAAAGAACGATTTGGCAGCTACACAGTGAATAAGCAACCAAGAGGCGATAGAAAAAACGGACTATTTGAATATCAATTATTAAAACCCAAAACACCATGATCGAAAATAAATATTTAACAGTAAACTACAGTACATCATTCTTAACAAGCGATTTGAATGATAATTATAATGACTTCATAAATGATTATACCGGAACAATATCTATTGAAAGCAAATATACAAGTAGAGCCAAAACGATAGGGAGAATTAAATTTTCTCATATCCTTTTAGGCAGAGCAATGTATTATGGATTTAGTATTGCCGAAATTTGTGAATCGGAACATTATATTCAAGATATTATGTCTACTATATTTGATTCAGATAGCCTTGAATATAAGGTTCAGCAATTAAAAGATGCCATGAGTATTGATATTCTAATAATTGAAAGAATTGAAATTTTGGCGCAATATAGGAATAAGGGTTATGGATATAATGCACTTAGAGAAATAATAAATAGATTCGACAATAGTGTTGGCGTAATAGCATTAAAAGCATTTCCTTTACAATTTGAGCCTATACGTCCGATTGAAACAAAATGGGTGAAAAACATGAGGTACTCTGAACTGCCATCGGGCGAAATAGATGCACAGGATAAGATTATCAAATTTTACGAAAGGCTAGGCTTTGAATTGATTGAGGGTAGCAATATAATGGTTATAAATACAGCATATAAAATAGAGCCATGAAACACTACTCACTAATCGGTTCAGGAAACTTCGCTATCTGTAAAACGGGTAGCGAATTTCACATTACTGTTGATAGAAAGGAAGTAACGTGCGAAAAATGCCTATCAATACTAAAAGCGTTTGATAAGTTTGAAGAAAAGTTTAGAGTTGTAATCATATCGCCCGAATTTGCAAAACAGATATTAAGTTTAAAAAACAGATAGCATGAAAAAAAAGAAAAGCGATAAATTAATTGATATTATTGATACGTCAGATGAAGAAGATATTTTGGGCAATAATGGATATGAAGTAAAGCAACGCGGAGGAAAACGCAACAATGCAGGGCGTAAAAAGAAAAGCGAGCCAACTAAGCCTTTAACTTTTAGAACGCCTGTAAGTTTAATTGAAAATGTTAATTTGCATTATACCAAAGCAGAAGTGTCTAAAAAGTTTCAGCAATTTTTAAAATCACTAATTGAAATAAAAGGAAAATGAAAACAAAAGCAAGAATTAACGCTAACAGAATACATGATTTTTCAAACACAATGTTTTATGACCTTTATAAAAATCCCGAAATAACGTGGTTTGGCGATAGCGAGTGGATGAAAAAAGTTGAGGAAAGGGCTATTAATTTAGGAATAGAAATCAGAAACAAGCAACAACCTGTAAAGCGCAAATAATTATTTTGACTGCTTTAAGTATTGCTCACAGAAATACTTATTTCCACCTGTAAATTCATAAAGCATGTGCATAGTTGCGCCTGTTGCAAACATTACCAAAGCCATTTGCATTACTGTAAGTGGCTTTTTTCGTCCTACTAAGTAAAGCATAGGCATACCTACCAATACGGTTGTTGCGCCAATTATAGCGACCTCTTTTGGGAACGATTCTCTCATTTTATTCTTTATACGAAATTAAAACTTAATTTTTGTATTTTCGCAAGAAATAGTACGCGACATGGAAAAGGACAAAACGTATAAAACTTTGGCACTTATTGGAGTTACGATTGGAATTACAAGTGGCATAATTGCTATTATTACGTACTTTGAAACAAAAGAGCAAAGGAAAAATCAAGCAGAAGTTACCAAGTTGCAACTTGATAGATTGAGAGCAGGTCAGCCTATAATGCCGTCTTAATATTATAAAAACCTAAATAAACCTTATGGAAAAACGCTTATCTACCGAATCAGAAATTCGCGCTATTTATCAATTAATGAACGATGAGTGCAGTGAATTTAATATTCAGACAGAGGACTACGAAACATTTAAAAGCAGTAATCTTTGCACAACATGGAATTGGAAAGGGCATACGCTTGTTTATTGCTTAACTATCTATGAGTGCCAATGTCCTGATTGTAAAAACGGAGTAGCGTTTGGCGATTTATTTGAAATCAAAGATGGCATAGCTAATATGGTTACAGTTAATGATGATGGAGATTGGATAATTGAGGTTGAAACAAATTTAACTTTAGCGATGAAAAATCAAAACCCTGAATTGAATTAAATGGACAATCAAAAGCTAACCTCTATCGAGTTGCATTTGCCCGAAAGACATGGTTTACAAGGTATTACGATTTTAGGAACAGACATTCAAACGGTTTATATGGCAGACTATTTAGACTTTGAATCAATTAAAAATGCTATCAAGTTTCACTATCCTAGATGCGTATTCTATTTTTGGAAAGGAATAAAAGTTTATTTAAAATAAATGGCAACAAATAATTCACCTATATACAAAGGCAAGCGACATTATGACGCAAAAGAAAATCCCATAGGTGGAATCAAAGTAATGGTTGACGGAGCAAATCTGGTTGAAATTGAAGATTTTGAAGCCAAAATATGTTCGGAGGCTTATCATTCACCACAAGTTTTAAATTTCAAGCAAAAAACGAACAGAGAAGTTATTGATTATATCCATAACGAGTTTAGCTGTAAATTTGAGCAGCACAAAGCCGATTCAGGCGATTTTATACTTTGCAGGTTGGTAGTATTAGACGAGCGAAAACATGACCGTAAAGGCAATGTAAGGCAGATTTTAGATGAAATGCAGTCAGAGCAATCATGCAAGGTTAGTTTTGGCGGTAAGTCAATGCAAAATGGAGGCAAAGTTGAACCTACGGAACAGGAATTAGCCGAGCGTTGGGATAAAAAGAAGGTCAACATATCTAAGTTAGCTGATAGCATACGTGGATTACGCAATAAATTAACGCGCGACATTAAGGGTGATGACGAAAAAACGAGGCTTACTGCTTTAGCTATTGCAGTTATAGACAAGACAGCCGAGCGTGTAGGTAATTCAGATTCAGCAGACAACGGACATTTCGGGGTAACGGGCTTCAATAAACGGCATATAGGAATAGATGGCAATACTATTTATTTAAAGTATGTTGGCAAAAGCGGAGTGTTGCACGAAAAGCAATTCAGCGATGAATTAATAGCAAATGCTTTAAAGCAAGCAATAAAGAACAGCAAATGCAAGTATGTTTTTTGCACAAAGGACGGCTTTAGAATTAATGCCGCAAAGATTAACAGGTATTTAGATGAATATGGCGTTTCGGCAAAAGACATACGTGGATATTCTGCTAACTTTTATATCCTTGACAAGCTAAAAAAGATAGAACCTGATACTGTTACTGATACTGAAAGTGCAAGGGTAAAGAAATTCAGAAAGTGCTTAAAATATGCAGCGTCAAAGGTTGGACATTCGCCAGCTACTTTGAAAAAACACTACCTTATTCCTGAATTAGAGCAAGAATATATCAACAGCGGCAAATTAATTGACCTTGCTACTTTTTATAAGGAGGGAGGGGAGATAGAATCATTAAGTGAGCATAAAAAAAATGGCGGTTACTTAAAGCTATCAAAAACGCCAGCACCAAAATCAGATAGAATTTACGGTTCAGAAAAAAATAAACCACAATCTGCTGCGTCAGCGAGTAGTGCAAAAGATATTGAGTTAAGCGGTAGTGTAATTCTATCTATCGCAAGAAAGCTAAAAGAGCATAACAGTAAATTCCCCGATAAAAAAATTTCACTATCAGTTGCAAAGGCGGTTGTTCGTAGGGGTATGGGTGCATATAGCGTAACACATAGACCAACAATTAAGGAAGGAAAGCCAAATTCAAGAGTTGCATGGGGGTTAGCTAGATTAAATGCTTTTTTATTTAAAGCAGCTAATGGACATTCTAAAAGCGGTCATTTTATACAGGACGATGATTTGTTAGATGATTTGAAAATACCGCACAAAAAATATGAAGATGGCGGTGAAGCAGAATCAGATACCAAGCACAAAACCGTAGGCTGCTTTATTTACAATCCGCACAAGGGCTTTTTGCTGTTACAGAGAGGCTTGTTAGGTGAAGATACGGATGGACTATGGCATGTATTAAGCGGTGGCGTAGATGAGGGCGAAAGTTTAGATGAAACAGTAAGGCGCGAGTTAATGGAAGAAATCGGCTATACTGGCGATATGGAAATTGAATTTTTAGATTCAGAATCTTTCGATGACTACAATTTTTATTATCACATGGTTGTTATTGACAAGCCATTTATACCGAAATTAAATAATGAGAATCAGGATTTTAAATGGGTAAGGAGTTTAGATGCTATGCTGCATTTTAATTTAATTCCCAAATTAAAAGACTATTTGGAATTAATGGTTATCGGAGCGCATAGGGAACAAATGAAGGAGTTGAATAGCGATGAAAAAATAACCTGCAAAAATTGCAGTTGGACATGGTTAGCAAGCGAGGGCGGTAAGGATAAATACACTTGCCATAAGTGCGGGTATGATAATACGCCCAAAATGCAACAAGGCGGTAGTATTGACAAAAACTGCATTGACTTCATAAGAAAAACAGAAGCAATACTCAAAAACGGGTATTATCATCGTTTTGGTAGCTTTTGCTTTATTGCATATAATAGCGGCAATCAAAAAGACTTAAATATTTACCAAACAGTAAATATATTTTTGATAAAAAGTTTATCGGAATTATTAAAAATTGACGAAAAATCGGCAAGGAATTTAATATCAAACTATTACCACAATGCAAGGCGGTTTGATACTTTGGATATAATAAATGAATTGAAAGGTTGTAATATTATTATTGTAGATAGAGATAAGATTGTTTGTGCCAATAATATACAATACGATAATGGCGGTCAACTTGAATCAGATAAAAAAGAACTTTACGACAAGTGGAAAGACTTAGTAAATATGAGTTATTCCGAATTGTTGAAGTTTTATAATAGCACAGAGGGTAAAGAAGCCGGACTTTCACCACAGGAGGCTAAAAAATTAAAAATCAAAAGTGGCAGACAAAGCGCACGTTGGATATTGCGAATGAAAAAAACGCCAGTATCTGAATGGACAAAGGATATGTGGGACTGGGCAAAGCATCAGATTAACTTCATTACGCGAATGAGAGGCAATAAGGGTGAACTATACGACAAGTCAGGCAATAAGACACGCAAACATACTTCGCTGCTTATATGGGGGCATAATCCTAAGAAGTATAAACAGGGTGGTTTGATTAAGTATAACAACGGTGGAGTTCTTAACGCATGGGGCAAAGGAGATATTCTTTCTAAGAAAAGAAACCCTGACATTTATTATATCATTACGCGAACAAGGAATGTAACTGATAAGACCGAATATATGGCAAAGCCTATGTTTGGTGGAAATCCTTATGATGAAGTATGGATTAACGCTGATGAATGGACGCTACATAAAACTGCAAAGGATTTAGAGATAGGGCGGCTTAAAAACAGTATCAAAGATTGGCAAGAGCGAATAAGAGATGCAAAAGAAAAGAATAAAAAACTCGCTTACTATCAATTAGAGGTTGAATCTATTGCGAAAGCTGAAAAGAGATTACAGGAATTAACTGGAGTTATGGAAGATGGGGGCAATGTAATTATTGGAAAATATGTGCTTATTCCTGACCTAGACGCTGAATATAAATTAATGCCACTTGACGAAAAAGAGCCTATGTATAAGCAAGGCTATCGGTATGAAGGCACAATAAGCTATCCATATTCATTGGGTGAAATGGGGAATTATAATGATGGTAATTTTTACAAAGAGATTCCTACTATTCAAGAGATTAGAAAAGATATTTTAAGCACATTGAATCTTGAATACGAACAACTTGCAGATAGTAACAATGCAAGAGATGAAAATATTTACAATGCTATAAAAAAGGTATTGGACAAGCAGAATGTTAAAAATGAAAGCGTTGATTTTACTTCGCTAAAAAAGAAACTAAACATTCTTTATACCAAATTACAGGAGGATAGAAGCGTAAATAAGTACGACTTTAGCGTAATGAGCCTATCGCAGTTAAAGTTTTTCCATAAAATAACCAATGATTTAAGCAATAGAGTAAAGCATAGTAAAATCAGCGTTGAAAAAATTGGTATTGAATGTGAAATAACAGATAGGAATGAAGTAAAGGAATTGACTGAACTTGCTATTGTCTGCCTATCGCGCGATATAGCTCACATGCCTAAATTAACAGAGAAGGAAAAATATGATAAGTTGGTAGAACTTTATAAGTTACAGCCAAATTTGAGCCATAGGACGAGTGTAAGTATTGCCAACCAACAATATTCAACCCCGAATTTTATTGCATATCTCATGGGTTTGTATTGTGGCATAGATAAGCGCGGAAACTACCTAGAAAATTGTGCCGGAAATGGAATGTTAACTTTAGCTGCTAATCCTAAAGACTTTATTGTAAACGAAATTGATGACCAACGGTATAAAGATTTAAAATTTCAGAACTTTAAAGAGATTACAAAGGTTGACGCGACAATTAAAGTGCCATACGATAAGACAATGGACGCAATGCTAACTAACCCTCCGTTTGGGAGCATTGACCCAATAGATTATAATGGCTATGAAATTAAATCCCTTGAACAAATTATAGCACTTCGCGGATTAGATACCATCAAAGACAATGGCAAAGCTGCAATAATAATTGGCGGTCATACAGAGTGGGATGATAAGGGTAGAATTAAATCGGGCAAAAACCTTACCTTCTTTTTATTATTAAACCGATTTTATAATGTTGAGGACGTAATTAATGTTGACGGACATAAACTATATTCACGACAAGGCACAGGTTTTGACATTCGCATAATCTTAATAAACGGCAGAAAAGAAATAATTGGTGGATTGCCGCCACTTTTAAATAAGAATATTCCCGTTACAGAAAAGCATAGCGGAAAAACGGTTGAGGATTTTGATACGTTGTTTCAAAGAATCACACGCGCGTAATATTTTTCATTATATTTGCAAAATTGGCTAATCACCAATTTTAATACTGATGGAAAATTTTATTTATTACACAGGCGCACCTGCATCATACGACATTTACGGAGTAACTGAATTAGAGAGCGATATTAATAATTGGCGCAAAGTATCTATTCCATCAGATAAGGTAATGGATGCAATTAACCGTTACGCTAGTGGCAATTATGGTTCTTTCACCGAAGAACAAGCAAGAAGATTAGATTTTCTAAACAGTCAAAGAAAAACAGAAAACATGGAGCAAGCAGGTAATGAATCCGAAGCACTAAAAGAAATAAACAATATGTTTGAAACAGGAAAGGTTCAAAAGACTATTAAAAGCATAAATGATATTCCTAAAAGCGTTAGGGACTTTATGCCACCTATGCAACAACGGGTTATAATTGGAAATGATGAAATATATCCCGTTATTGAAAAACTGCAAAGAATAATTGAAGAAATGCCGTCTGTTTACGGGCAAGAGGACACAGAAACAGAGGATAAAATTGTTTACCTACATTATTTCTATGGTAGCAGCGATTGGTATATCGTAGAGAAAGATTCAGAGCCTGAACAATTACAGGCATACGGATATGCCATTTTAAATGGTGATACCGAAATGGCAGAATGGGGCTATATCAATATCGAAGAATTAAAAGAAATCGGTAAAGTAGAACTTGACTTTTATTGGAAACCCAAGAAATTCAAAGAAGTATTCCCTGATGAATACGCTCAAACTGAAACGGAAGATGTTAGCCATATAGAAGTTTCCGAACCCGATACAAGATTTTTACAGGAAAGAACTAGCGAACCGGTTGAAGTTGTTGTAAATGAGATTCAAACGGAAATAAATAAATCGCCTCTTGAAGAAATAAAGCCTCAAAACACTGTAATACAGGATTTGAGTTATAAACCGGTAAGCAAATCTTGTTTGGAGCTAGAAACAACCGTCCCTTTTGACCAGCGTTATGACTTACACAAAGCTATTGAAACAGTTGACAGGCGCGTAAATGGAGTAGATGAATATGTAGCTGAAAAATTGGGCTATGTTGTTGGAAGTTGCACGATGGAGCAAAGAAAGGAGGGCTTAAAATGCTTATGCGATGCTTTAGGTGCGGAACAAGTTGATGCTATTGCAATGGCTATTTACAACATTGAACAGAAAGGTCAAGGTATTATTATTGGCGACCAAACCGGAATAGGAAAAGGCCGCTCCGCAGCAGGAATGATACGCTATGCCATTAAAAGAGGCATGAAACCGATATTTTTAACGGTAAAGGATAACTTGTTTTCGGATATATACAGGGATTTGATAGCTATTGGCGCAGATGCGGGTATTCCATTAAAATATAGACCGAAAGACGAAAGTAGTGCCATTGAGCTTGACGAAGAAGAAGCTGAATTAGATGATGAACCAATTATTGAAGATGGTGCTGATGACGAGATAGAAGAAGAAATATCTAGCACAAGGGTAAGATATAGGAAAAATGATGATTTTAAAAAACAGATACGCGGTAAGAAAAGACTAGTGCCATATATATTAAATGGTAAAGGTAAAAAGACTAACATTTTGGATAGCGATTTGAATATCCTTTATGAAGGCTTACCGCCAAGCGATAATAAAAAAGTTATTGAATCTCTTACAATACCTAAAGATTGCGATTTAGTTGTAGCTACTTATTCTCAATTTGGTAAAAAAAGTAAGAAGTGGGAATTTCTAAAGTCCATTTGCAGAAACAATATTGTAATAATGGACGAATCGCATATTGCCAGCGGTTCATCTAACACAGGCGGTTTTTTACGTTCCGTATTAGAGGAAACGTCAGGCGTTGTTTTTCTTTCGGCAACTTTCGCCAAGCGTCCAGATAACATGCCTATTTATGTGGCTAAGACTTGCCTATCGGATGCAAATATGAACTCCGACCAAGTTGTAGAGGCAATACAATCAGGTGGTGTTGCTTTACAACAAATAATATCTAGTGGACTTGTTTTAGAGGGTCAATACATGCGTAGGCAACGTAGCTACGAGGGAATTGAAGTTAATTATCTGTATTTAGATAGCACCCAACAAAAGAGAGGTTATCCTAATTTAGATTTAGAGCAACAGCATAAGGCTATCATGGATAGGGCAACCGATTTAATAAGAGAAATCATAGCCTTCCAACAAGATTATATAAGTGATGTAATTGATGAAATGGATGAGGCAGCTAAAGGGGGATATGGAAAGGTTAAGAAATCAAAAGGGACTGAAAGTTTAGGTATTAAAAATTCACCCGCATTTAGTGGTGTGTTTAATATTATCAATCAGCTTTTATTTAGCATAAAGGCGCAAGCCGTAGCCGATGTTGCTATTCAGCGTTTGAAAGAGGGCAAAAAGCCAATCATAGGTTTTGCAAATACAATGGAATCATTCTTAAATGATTTGACTGATGTAAATGGCAAGCGTCTTGTGGCGGGAGATACTATAAATTCAGACTTCTCAAAAATCTTTGAAAGAAGGCTTAAAAGTATTCTTAAATATAGTGAAGATGCGGTTGATGAAAAGACAGGCAAAGTTGTAAGACTTCACAAATACCTTGACGTATCAGACCAAACGCCAGCGTTTCAAATGGAATACTATCGTATTCTGAATAAAATAAAGGCTACTAGTATTGGTATATGCTCAAGTCCTATTGATGTTCTTTATGATAGGATTCAAAAAGCCGGATATTCTGTTAATGAAGTAACGGGGCGTAAATTAATGCTGAAATTAAATAATAACGGCACAGCAACTTTAAAAAACAGAAACAAACTAGTAGCCAATGTTGCTTTTCAGATGTTTAACGACAATGATATTGACTGCCTTTTAATTAATACTTCGGGTAGCACAGGAGCGAGCGCACATGCAGTCCCTACCAATAAAGTGCCGAAAGATAAAATTAAGCAGCGCGTAATGATTATTTTACAACCAGAGCTTGATATTAATGTTGAGGTTCAAAAACGTGGGCGGATTAATAGGACAGGACAAGTTTATGCTCCTATTTACGACTATGTAATTAGTGCCATACCTGCTGAAAAGCGATTAATGATGATGTTTCAAAAGAAACTTAAATCATTGGATGCAAATACTTCTAGTAATCAGCGCGAATCGGGTAAACTTGCAGATGAGGCACAAGTAGACTTCTTAAATAAATACGGAGATGAAGAAGTATATAAGTATTTAGTTGAAGACCCTCATAACATAAACGGCTTAATTGATGACCCGCTTAAAATGGGCAAAGAAAAGGACGAAGTAGATAAAGTAGACGCAGCAAGCAGGGTTGCGGGGCGCGTAGCTGTTTTGGCATGTAAGCAACAAGAAGAATTTTATACAGACGTAACCCAACGGTATAATTCAACCATTGAGTTATTGAATGAGTTAGATGAAAACGACTTAGAGGTTATCAATGTTGACTTAAAAGCAGAAACACAGGAAAAAGAAATTGCCGTTGCTGGTAAGGGCAGCGATAGGTCAATTTTCGGGCGGCACTCTATTTTAGAGAAGTGTAGCGTTGATAATCTTCGTAAGCCATACGCTAAAACATTTGTTGACGAATTGCTAAAACAAAGTTTGGGCGGCTTTACGGCAGAGGGATTAAAGAAATCTCAAATCGAAAAAATTGAAAGTTGGTTTAACTTTTCAATAGAGAGCGAAGAAAAAGAGCTTAACGAGAACTACGATAATGTTATTGCCGAGATTAAAAAATCAGCTAAAGAAAAAAAACAAAAGGCTTTAGCAAAAGGCAATAAAGAAGGCGTTTGGGATGAAGTAGCCGCTAGTTGGGAATCCGAAAGAATAGAAGAAACCAACGAAACGAGGGTAGAGGCAATAAAGAAAATGAAGGAAAAGAAGTTAAATCAGAAAAATGCGCTGTTGCAAAACTTTAGCTTCTTTACTGTTGGGCGCGTTATTGCATATCCGTCAATTTATTATGCTATGGATAATTCCCATAGCAAGGGTATATTTTTAGGTTTTGTAATTAACGAGAACGTAAAAAATCCTTACGCTGCTAGTGCTATTAAGTTAAGGTTTGCCATTGCAAGCAGTCAAAGGTATTTAGCTATACCGTTATCGAAATATGATGAGATAGCTAAAATAAAAGACGCTACGGTTTCTCAAATATTCTTTACCGAGCAAAATTATACACTTGAAAATTGGGATGAAATCTGTAAGAAGTTTACATCTGATAGGGTTACGAGGTATATTGTTACGGGCAACATATTTCAGGCGTATGGAAATGAGAAACTAAAAGGCAAATTAATATCATACACTACGATTGGCGGTGGGCTTAAAAAGGGTATTTTATTGCCCGATGACTTCTCTACCGTATCTGATAGTAGGAGGGGTAAAGAGGGCATGAAAATAACCGTTGCAATTAAAGATGCAATGCCTATTATTAAGTCGCTTACTGGATTGCTTACTACCAACAATGAAATAACTATTCAGAGAAGGGGGGATGATTTTGCAATAATTGTTCCAGCGGCTAACGCAAGGGGCGGTCAGTTCTATTTAGATACAACAATATTGGCTTTAGTTGATGGTAATAAGTTTGAAAAGTCAGGACGCGACATGGTTGCTAAAATAAGTCTTAATAAGATTGAAAACCTAATTGAGTATCTTGATTATAAATTTAAAACAACGGTTAATTTACCTAAGTCCTTATTTAATTCAATTAAGGACAACTTCATTATTGAAGATTACACCGATGAAGAACAAAAGCCACTTGAGGACGTTGTCATTGAGAAGCTAACAGAGGTTGATAGGGAAGCGATGATTGAAAAACAGCGCAGGGAATTAGAAGAACAACAACTTGAAACTCAGAAACAGTTTGAAGAAGAACAGCGCAACAGGGAAGAAAGCGAGCGATTTGAAATTGAAAAGAAAAAACTTGACGCTAAACGCAAGCTGATTAAGTTATTGGCTATCTTTAATGGCACTGCTTTAAAAGCAAAAGGCGGTTCTTTGACCGATGAATTAGAAGCCGATAAGCATAAGGCATATAGTTTAGGTATAGCTGCTTGCAAAGAGGGCAAGATGCGTGTTCCGGCACATGATAAGGAATGTATGGTTTTGATTAAAGGCAAAGGCCATAACGCTATCAATGCTATATTTCAGGCATGGCACGATGGCTACTTTAATGAGAATGAAAAGAGAGTAAGGGCAATGTTTCCTAAAAAGTAATAACGATGGCGAAGGATGATAAGCTAGGCATTAATGTTGTTTCAGATAAGAATTACAGCAACATAGAGCCTATTGACAAATACCAATTTGCTGAAAACAGCGAATATGATTACACGCATACATTTACCGATACGCTGATTAACAAAAATAACGTAGACCAATCTAAGCCATTTGCAGTTTTATACTTCGGGGATTTTAACGGTAGTAACAGATACGAAAAGGCGGTAGTAGGCAATGATATTGACCCGCTTATCGAAGTAATGAAAAGCTATGATTACGGTGAGGGCGTGTTAGAAGTTTATAGCCCACAAACTAAGCTGATTAATTCTTTTCAGTTTTACATAAATGACAATTCTTATAGCAATGCTAGTGTTGGGCTTACTTCTTCGGCTACTGAAAAAGAAGTGCAAGAAGAAAACCCTGAAACCATAAAGGAAAAAGTAGAAAAACATTTGCGCGAGAAGCAAAAGGGTAAGGAATTTCAAGATACCGAAGGGCGTATCGGTGGTAGCCGTAAAGAAATGATGGCATATCGCATGATAACCATGTTAGACCTTGAAAAAATTGAAAAGGATGAGGTTACGGCAAAGGAATTAGTAAAAAAAGAGCGCGTATTTCCGAAAATTAATCTTGAAAACCAAAGGAGCGAGGGTGTATCTTCTGGAACTTTATACCTTAAAACAAAATTAAGAGAGGCATTTGGGAATACACCGCCAAATGATGCAATGGCGCGAAAGGTTTATGTTGGCTATGCCGATTACTTATATAAAAGCATCGTAGGAATTATAAGTATAGATGAGTTCAAGAAATTCATTAATACTAAAACACTTAAAACCGCAGTTACCGAGTTTATAAAAATACTGAATCCCGAAGCCGCAAAGTCTATTGAAGAAGAAAAGCAAGAACGGGCTATTAGATATAATCAGTTACAAGAAGAACATAGCATTTTAAATGAGCAATGGTGGGACAAGCGCAGGGTTGAAATGGAAAAATATGGCGCAAGCCAATTAAGTAGCCTACCTGTTGAAGTAAAAGCCGAACTTGATTCTCTTTGGGACGCTATGAAAGCAAAAGAAAGCGAGCGAAATCAATACTCTGAAAATTACTCCCACATAGAATACGATTTTTTAGTTAGTTCAGGATTTGACGTAAAAAAATATTATGGCGGCTATCCATCGGACTATCAAATAGCATTACAGTTGTTTGAAGAATTATTCGGTAAGCGTTTTATGAATTTCTGTTTGCTTGATTCAAGCGATACTGGCTTTAAAATATTAGAGCAAGCGAATGACTATGAGGCTGTTACTAAGGAAGAATCTGAAACATTAATTGCTCAAAGAGGCGCGTATGAAATAGAACAAATTGAAAAATGGAAATTTAATTTAATTGAAGTAGAAAAACTTGTAACGAAAAAAGACCATGATGATTTTTTTGAAAAAAATGGAATTTGGTGTTATAATTGGGGCAATTTTACGCCCTTCCATAAAATATATAGAAAAAAACATTTTTGTTATAGAGATTGCATAGGTCAAGATATGATTTTAGCCTATAAGCAGCGATTTATAGAATCGGCAAAAAAAGAGGTAACGCAACTTGAAGCAAAATTGACTATTGTTAAAAATAAATACAGGGAGCGCGAAGCAAATTGGGATTGGGCTTTTGGAACTACTAAGGTTATTAAAAAGCGTAAGGATGAAATCGAAATAAATACAAGTCCAAAACTTGGATATATCAAAAGAACGGGCGGTTATAAAATTTCAGAATCGGATATTACACCCAATGCTATACGCGAAAAATTCGGATTTAAAGAGGTAGAGTTTGGACAAAGCATGTCTGATAAGGATAGTAAGCGGCACGTTTACAATTTCCTTGCAGCGATGACAGACTTAGCCGATATACTGAATATTGACCTATCGTATCTTAACAAAAACTACGGGCGGCTTTCTATTGCTTTCGGCAGTAGGGGGCGCGGTAAATTCAGCGCACATTATGAGGCAGGTAGAAGGATAATAAATATAACGCGCTCGCGTGGCGATGGTGCGGTGGCGCATGAATTTGCTCACTACCTTGACAATATATTTTGCAGTTACGAGGGCTACATGAGTAATTTTCCCATAAGCAAGTATGGCACTTATGGAACAACGGTAGATGAATATTCTGTTAATCAGGCAGTATTTGATATTATGAATTACATTTGGTGGAGAAGGATGCCTAATCAGCCAGAGCAATCAGAAAAGCCAAAAATAAAAGTAACTATCGCTGCAAATGATGAGTATTTACTGAAAATACCTACCCAATTTTATAACCGACAAGAGTTAAGGAATGTTCAACCATCTGACATTGACGAATATTTGACTTTATATAAACAGGCAAACCTTTATACGCGCCTTATTGAAAACTTAAAGCCGAAAGACTATGATATGTTCGGTGCTATTGTAATGAAGTTTGGCTATCAAACATACGATATTGAGCTTAGCACGAATAAAAGCCTATACTATGCCAATAGTAGTAAGATGAGTAGCGATTATTGGATAAGGTCATGGGAGCTTTTCGCTAGGGCTTTTGAGGTTTATGTGTTTGATAAATTGGCAAAGGCTGGCAGGGCTAATAATTACTTGGTAAGCGGTGCGTATTTTGACAGGGCAGAAGGTGTATATCCACAGGGCGAAGAACGCGAGAATTTATTTTTACTTTTTGACAATTTAATAACCGCAATTAAAACAGCTTACAACATAGGCGACTTCGTGCCATTCACAACTGAAAGGATAGATGAGTATTATGCTTATGACGATTCCAAAAAGGACGATGATTCAGATGTAATAGAAACGGGGTTAGAGGTAAATGCGGAAACGAATGAGGTAATTGAAACCGTTGGTTCGGTTGACAACTTAAAAGTAAAGTTGAAAGAACTTTTTAAACTTTTAAATGAAGCACCGATGCCAACTACTTTTGAAAAGGGTGGATTATTTAAACATTTTTCAAAATTCGTTACCGAAATAAAATAAAAGAATTAAAGGCGATAAATTTAATTAAAACACCAAAGCAAAAATTAATTTTAAATAGTCATTTAATTTAATTTTCTTTGTAAAATAATAAACTATGAGCGCAACAGTTAAGGATTTTTTCAATAGTCTTAATTTTTCGATACTACCGGAAAATGCAGCAACTTATATCCGCAATGAAATAGCTACCGATGAAAATATCGGGCTACTTGATGAAAGCGATGAAGATTTTGTAGCTGTAAGGGACTTAATAATGAGCGAATATCCTAATGCTATTTCAAGCCATGAGGAAATTCAATTAACTAAGGAAGAAGCGAAAGCAGAAGTAGCGGAGGTTAGTAAGGAATTAGCTGTTCAGAATATCGAAAAGAAAATCAAAGGCTATCAGGTAAAGGCGAAAATGAAATCTGGAGCAGAGGCTGAATTAATCCATAAAAAGATTAAGGGCTATGAGGTTAAATTAAAGATGCTAAAATCCAAAATGGAGGATGGTGGAACTATTTTAACTTTCAGTCAAAGCGCGGCAGACCCTAACAGATATAAGCGCGGTGGAGGCTTTAAGAAGTTTGAAAAAGAGATTGGGAAAGATATTTCAGCAATTAATAAAAAAGCAATTCAGGTAGGTGAAAAGCTAGCTAACAAAGCTGCTGAAAAGTTAAAGAAAATCAGAAAGGGCAAATAAATAACTTACAAAATAAAATAATCATATATGGCAAGGAATAAAGAAGATATTTTACAAGACCTTAAAGATGCAAAAGAAGCCCTTGAAGTTGCTGAAACCCCAGATGAGGTAAAAGACTTTAAGGAGCTTGTTGATGCTTTAGAGGAAGAAGTAAAGTTGCTTGAAAAATCAGCCGAAGTTAAAGAGGAAATAAAAGAAATTAAGGCTGAAATTAAATCGGCAGAAACCCCTAAAGAGGAAAAAAAGCTAGAAGAAAAACTTGCTGAACAGGAAGAAGAACTTGAAGAAATACAGCAAGAGGCTAAAGAGGTTGCCGAAAAGGGCAAGCGTGGACGCAAAAAAGGCGTTAAAGTTGGTTCATATAAAACCAAAGGAAAGGCTAAAAAAGAAAAGCCTGAAAAGAAACACGCTGCACCTAAAAAGCACGAAGCAAAGGAAGCTAAAAAAGAGGAAGCCTATGTTATTGTAGCAGGTAAAAAATATGACGCTAATGATTGCCGTCAATTAATACTTGCTCACAGGGCGCGTAAAAAACAAAAGGCTAAGACCGCAGGTAAATACAAAACTACTTCACCTACTACTAAGGCTACAAGCAATGTTGAATCGTTCTTTAAGAATATTGGTAAGGTGATTTTAAAAGACAAGCGCGTGGAAACTAAGCCTGAATTTGTAGGTAAGAAACTTGAAGATGCTAAAAAGGCACTAAACAACTTCTTTACCGTTTTAGGAACGCTGTTACCTGATTCATCTGTAAAGGCTTTAAAAAAATCTTTAGGTGAGATTGAGGACTTAATCGAAAAAGTTGAAAAACAGGCTGAAAAAGCAAATAAATAATTATTAAATTCACGACAAAATTAAATACAATGTCAAAACATTCACCACATAAAGCGAATATACTGATTAAAGAATTGCACTCTGCCGTTGAAAAAACTGTAGGAACGAACAAATATGGTTCAGCTGCACAAAAAAGCGCATCATTAGGTGGCGCAGCAAGGGCTACTGGAGGTGCAGGTTCTAAAAAAGCATCTTTAGGTGCAGCGTTGATGGGGCATTTTTCCCATGCAGGTAAAATAGGAAAGAAGAAAAAATAATCGTATTCAAGCAGCAGCAGAATGACACCATTGCAGGTTTGGTATTTAACTTAAACATTAAAACCAAATCTTATGAGTAACCTCATGTTATTACATCAGCAAGAACTTGCTGAAAACAATTTACAAGTAACAGACCTACCAACCAATATTCAATCGCGTATTGGGCAGTTGGATATTTTAATTGCCAAATACGAAAAAGAACAAAGCCCTTCGCTTTACGAAGAAATTACAAAGCAATCCGCACAGATAGCACACGCTATACTTGACTTTGTTGAGAAGGACTTAGAAGATGAGCCTGAAATAACCATAACTCAACAGCAAAATCAAACTCCGCAACAACAACAAGGCAATTCAGCTACTGAAACTAAGAAACCAGACAACGGTGGACTAGGTGGCGTTTGGGGTATTTTCGGCTTATAATCATTTTAAATTTAATTCTCTTGCGTAACATTTCTACAAAAACAGATATGACAAGTGCTATTTTGGGAAATGACCTGATAGATACATTATATCGCGTTAAAAATAAAATAGGCACTTCACTTTTGCATGAAAAGCTAAAAGAAATAGAAAGCCTTTACAGCGATGACTACCCTCAAATGATACGAGAGGCTGTTATAAAAGAAGTTTGCGACATGCTTGAGGTAAGAAGGCAAGACGTTTTAAAGCGAGAGCCACAAAAGAGGCACGAAAGGCACTCTATGGCACTTGACTTTATTTGCGCTATACTTTCCGAATACTGCAAATTTGACCTAAAAGAAATAGGTATCATTTTTGATTATTCAGTTTCCAATATTTCAAGGCGTATAACCTATATTAAAAAACTTGACCGAATGAATAAGATTGACATTCAAACGGCAGTTCTTTACGATGAGATAGTAAATAATCTGATTACCAAAAAACTAATTAAAAAGATATAATCAATGGGAAAGTTACGCAAAAGCACGATAAATTTTGATGACGATTCAAGCAGCGACAATAACGAACAAATGAAACTTGCTGAAAATAATTCGCAATCAGCACAAGACGCTGGCAAGGTAATTAAATTAGAACTTACCCCTGAATCAAATTCAGACCAAAAATTTAATCCTTTAAATAATCAAGAGGGGGTTAAGAAAAGAGAGTATGCTCAACAGGTGGGTGTTACAAGCGAACCCGAAGTTGAAAGGGTAGCAGAGCCAGTTTTAAATAATATGCCTCCTCCTCCAAACAAAAATGCAGCAGGTGGTGCAAATGGAGGAAACGGTGGTGGAGGTGGACAACAAACATTTTCAAGCGTTCCTCCTAATCCTGACTTGGTTAATATGCCTACCGAAGATAAGGTCAATGGAGCGACAATGCTTGTTGATTTATTCCTGTTCTACTATCAGGCAGCATGGGACTTTGGATATTCCAAAATAGAAGTAAACGAAACAAAGTTAAGTCAATTAGTTTTAGAGGGTAAAATATCTCCCGATATTACTATTCCATACAATGAGAGAGGTGATGAAATATCAATTAAAGAGATTTATCAAATGTTTAACCTGCAAGCGTATGAAAAACTGCATGTTGACTTAAAGTCGGACGAGTTTGTTAAGGTTAGGCAATACATGATTGAGGAATTTGCTGTTCGCGGTTGGGGAATCAGCCGTATTCAATATATCTTAGCGCATTTCGGAAAGGATATTGTTTCAAGGACGCAAGGAATTTTCACCTTAAACAACAAAATAGGAGAGTTTACCAAAGCGGTTCAAAACAAAACACTTGAATTGAATAAGATTAAAACGGCTATGACTGATATTAGAGAGAATGTAAGACATAGTGAACCCGAAGTAATGCACAAGGCTACACAGACAGTTGAGCAAGTTAGAAGCAATGTTCAGTCGCACGAGCATATCGTAGAGCAAGACGTAGATAAAATAGAAAATCAAACTATTAAGATGGAAAATTTCATTCAGAAACATGAAATCCAATCTGATAAGGTGGTAGTTGACCCTACTCTTGAGGAAAAAATATCGCCTTCAAGTGAACCTCTGATGAAAAAGTCAGACATTGAAGAAGCATTTAGCGTATCGGAGGCTGAAAATAAAATTGTTGAGCCAACTATCGCTGCGCGTATCGAAGAAACAAAGCAGGTTGAAGAAACTAAGTCGGAATCTATTGCCGATATTAAGCAAACTGAAACAACCGAACCTAAACAAAAAGACGAGGGAGAAGAATAATGGCAAGTCCACGCGAAACGCGAATGATTATTGTTACAGGGCGTAAGCGTATTGGTAAGTCCAATGAAACGCTGCGCCAGCTGTACCGATTTTACACACAGGGAGCAAATGCACGTAAGGCTTTAATCATTGACCCTAACAATGAATACGGGGCTTATGAATTACATGAATCAGGCATAGGCAAAACTATTGTAAGAGTTCCTTTGCTTGGGCATGATGACATACTTAAATTCAACAGGCAAAAGTTTATTGAAATAAGACGTATTGTGCCTATTGATAAATACGGCTATCCATTAGCACCTGAACAGACAGATGAGTTGATTCTAAAAACGCTAACCGAATTTAGAAGCGGTTGTTTGTTTATTGAGGACTTGAATACAATATTTGGTGATTCATTACCTAAAAGAGTATCAGGTTTTTTCAGCAATAACGCTCACAGGGATTGCGATATTGTATTGCAAATGCAGTCGGTAGGGCGAGTATTGCCTAAAATGTATCAGAACGCACAATTTTTCAGATTCCATCAACAACTTGATAGTATTGATAATAGCAAAAACAAACTTCAAGAGGACTATGAGATTTTTAAAATAGCTGAACACTTAGTTGGATTTCAATACAATTCAGGGAATATTAGATATTTTATTTGGGTAGACAAAGAAGATAAAAAGATACGCGGCAACTATACAAGCAATATGTTCGCACATGCTTGCATGAGTTATCTATCGGAGAACGACAAGATAGTCAATAAGGAATACAACAAAAAGGATTTGCTTTCAAATAACAGAAAGCATAGCACACAATTAGACGCTATAATTTATTTAATTGAAAGGCTTTTTAATGAATATTCAATCATACCTTTTGATAAGCGTCCATTCGTAGATGCTGCAAGGCAAAGGCTTGAATCGAAATCAAAAAAGCGTTCTGTAATTGATTCAGGAAAGAACGACATACTGATGCTTGGTGAATAATAGTTTTAATGCCTACATATTTCCATCTGTAAAACTTCGTAGTTGAGATTGCTCAAGCGAATAGCCTTTACCATGCCCTAAATCTTTTATATTTTCTTCTTTTCGTAATTCATTCTTATATACCCATCCAACAAAAGTAACTTTATTGTTTTCAATAATTCCCAATACATAAATATCTATGTCTGGATTGTCCTTTAATGTACATAAAAGCCTACCGTTTTTATATCTTGTTGTTTTAATATCTATTCTACTGTTCTTTCTGCTTAAAATATCGTATGTGCCGCTTCTTGCACTTACAGTAATGTCCATAAACAGGTTATAATATTTACAAAATCCATATTCCCCAATAAGTCCATCAATATCTATCTGTATTCCACTTCCATCAGACATTTTCCTATCTATAACTCCATTTGCTCTTGCGACCCAACTACGCATAGACGCTAATAAATTAAGTGTTGACATTTCATTATTGGTTAATTCAACTACTATCATGTAAAATATTATTTAATACTTGTAAGAAAATTAGTATTTTTACAGCGAACCAGATGAAGCGGGAAATGTCCCTGCTTGCATACCATAGACCTGCAAGCGGGGCTTTGTTTTTTTAATTAGTATTTTTACATTGTAGATTTACCCGTTACCCATAAGAACAACGCGCTTAGGTAAATCATACGCCCACAAGCCTCTTAACAATGCTCAAACGGTGGGCGTTTCGATTTAATACGAAGAATACCCAACCCAAACCCCGCAAATTGGTGTTAATGGTGGATATGTCCGACACGTTCATCTTCATTTTGGGTTTAAATGGGGTTAATAAAATAGTTCAAAGTGTAGCCTTACGGTAGCCTTAGTAAATTCCTCCGTCCAGTATAACAGTTCGCTAATCTTTTTGTTTTCAAAGTTTATTTCACTACGCAATGCATCTAACATGATGTAGTGATAAAGTAACAGTTCGTATAAGTCTTGCTCTTTAATATATTTCATCTCTCTTTTTATTTAGTTAATTAATGAGGGGTTAGCTTGCTATAATCTTGCACA